CCGGAAGCACACGTGCTTACCGGGTACGGTAGACCCGGCTCAGTCTATCTAAATCCCAGAGCCAGAGTACGGCACTCGCTGTGTATACAGTTGAGGAGAGCGTGCCCAGGGTGGCCATCGACGTCACCGCCGAAGATTTACACCCCGAGATCTTTGGACAAACCACTGGAGTATTCTTATGAAACAACACCCAACACCCCCGAACCGTGCTAATGGTTCGGCGGGAGTTGTAATCGGGACCGATGACAAACAGAGACTAATCTCGTTTATCGAACGATTCCTAGGTGTGGACACAAGCGAACTCATAATGGTATATGAGACCTTATTCCATCATGTTTTAAAGCATGAAGGGAAACTTAGTGCGTGTAAGAAGGGTAAACAGTTCTACGACATAGCTTTACGCTATAGTTGTAAATTAAAGTTTACACCCTTACCGTTTACTAAGTCCGATAAGATTGGTTTTCCGAGAGCTCTTAAAGCTTTCAGGCCATATCTTAACGGAAGTCCGGATGCCCGAAGAGCAGCCCTTACTATCCTACAGCTCTATAAGCTTGTAGAAAGTAAAGGTGACTACTCTACTAAAAGTATCACCGGCAAGTACGAAGGTCTATTAGAACCGTCTTGGTTGGTAACATTCGACGAAGTTCTTGAGGAATTATTTCCTAAAGAATCTATCGAAGAACGTGTTAACCAACTAAGACCGGGTCTTCATGTATCTGGTAAGAAGGGACCTAACGGACCCTCTCTTATCACATCTCCTATTGACCGTGAGGCCATTAGGGGTACTGATCTTGAGGAAGCAATTTGTCGCTTAGCAAAGGCAACAAAGAACCACTACCTAGAAACACTTTTAGACGAGTCATCGATTGATCAAACTGATTTTGATTATGAACGACCAACAAATTCAAGAGGAGATCATGCAGTTCATTCTAGAATTCGCATAAAATACGAATCTGGAGGAAAGGCAAGAGCCTTCTGTATTTGTGATTACTTCTCGCAATCTGCTTTATCTCCCTTACATCATTATTTGATGAAGTGGCTCGGACGTCAACCAAATGACGGAACAAACAATCATTCTAATGCAGCATTAGCTGTAAAGAAATGGTCGGATGGCCGTTATGGAAATAACGTTTGGAGCTTTGACCTCACTACTGCTACTGATCGCTATCCTCGATTTCTCGAGTATAGGGTCATGAAAGCAATATTTGGTGAAGAGATAGCTAACGATTGGGAGTTAGTGATCGCTGCCAGAGAGTTCGTTACACCTGATAAGAAACTTGTGTCGTTTGCGACAGGTCAGCCATTAGGAGCTTTAAGCTCTTGGGCTGCCTTTGCAGTGACGCATCATGTTCATATCAGAACGGCTGCCAGAATATCTGGTCTTAAGCCTATGTACCGAATAATCGGTGACGACATAACAATCGCGAGAGATGAATCGATCGCACAGCTCTATATCGGTATGATGTCGGATCTCTCAGTCCCCTTCTCAGAGGCTAAGAGTATTCTTCCACAGCAAATGGGAGATTACCCAGTATGCGAACTCGCAAAACGCGTCTTCGCTAACGGGATCGAGGTCACACCAATACCTCCGGATGCAATTTTAGAGGGAGTTCAAAGCCCAATAGGACTTAAGAACTTACTCGAGATCGCAATCCTTCGAGGATATGAAAGAGCAAGCAGGATCTACCCCGTCCAGTCAGCCATGCCATCACAGGCATGGTACCCAGCACTAACTTTCCCTGTTAGGAATAGGCTCCCTCAATTGAATGAGGTCAAGCTCTTTAGACCAATTTGGGAAGACGTATGTGAGGAACCACCCGCAGGTTTGAACCGCGGATGGTTTCATTGGTCATCTTTCGATGAAAATGAACTTACATACCTTATGAAAGAAATTCTTCTTTCAGAAGTTAGATCTGGCTACAAGAAAGCTGTTCGATTTAGAAATACACTCTATGAGTGGAGTCTAATCGGACCAGATTTCGAAGTAGAGGGTGGCGACTGGCAGCCGGAACCATGGTCACTCCATATGTTCATGCTGCCACGAATCGTAGATTACATGACAGAGAAGCTAGAGGAGACCATCGAAGATATAGACACGGCACCATCAATAGATGATCCGTATGCCTATATCGGTGGTCTTCACTCGTTTCTGGATCCAAGACAAGCATTCCTATCATCCGACTTTAGAGACGAGAAAATGAGGACAAAAGTCTTCATATCTAGTATCATAAAGAAAGTAGATAAGGTATGCAAATCAGAAGATCCAATCGCTACTCTAACACAAATGTGCGAATATGACAGTTTAGATACTGAAGTACATCGGTTCCTTTGACGGTCGGGCGGTAGCCCTCCC